TTACCGACAGCAACGATTCGCGTTTACAACTCTTGCCGGTCTGGAATCGCATCCAGCGAAATCAACATCGGCAAAGATGAACTTGAGTTTGTGTTGAAGGTTGGGCAGACACTTCCAAAGCGATTTTCATTCATGACTCTGATGTCGCAAGACGCTGGGGTCTGTCAGTTTGCGGTGGTTTAATGACAGAGCCTGTCAACGAACGAATCGTAGCAAATGTCCGCAGCCGCATGGCTGTGGCGTTTTCTACAGCCGTTCGTTCGGCACAGATTGCGACGTGGCAGCCGAAGGACTTGGTTGTCGTGGTTTCGCATGGCGATCCTGTGCCAAATGCTGAGTTGAGCTATCCGGGAAATCCGCCCGTGATCGCCTACGACATGCCAGTCATCGTGGTTGGCATCGTTAAGCCATCTGACGACGAAACGACGGCGATCGACACGTTCAAGAATCGCATGGGTGCGGACATCGTTGCGGCGGCTACTAATGCAGCGAACTGGCATCAATGGAGCGGGCTGGCAATCAATACAACGCTCGGGCCAATTGAATCTTACACGGAGGAAACTGGCGGGCGATGCGGAGTGATGGTGACGTTGCTTGTGACGTATCGAGTTCCCGAAAACGATCCGACGACGGTGTCAGCATGATAGCCATCGACATCGACGCGAAGCAGTTAAAGCGGTTGCGTGAGTCGGTCGGTAAAGCAAAAAAGAAATTCGGGCGAGAACTAGCAGCAGCAATCAACGCGGCTGCGAAGAAAACGAAACTGGACATCGGGCGCGACGTGAGGAGCGTCATTGCAATCAAGAAAAAAGAGTCTGAAGCCCCGTTGAAGATTCACGCAAAAGCCACAGCGGACCAGCCAAAGACAACTGTCAGCATCGCAAAAACCAGACGACTCGGGCTCAGGCACTTCGGGGCACGTCAGGACAAACGCGGCGTATCGTTCAAGATATCAAAACAGGGCGGACGGAATCGAGTCGACGGAGCATTTCAAGGCCCGAAACCGGGTGTGATGAATGTCAAGTGGCGGGGCAATGCCTTTCGCAGAGTTGGCAAAGAGCGGCTTCCGATCATTCATATCCGAGGGGTGTCAGCATTTGGGGCATACGTGAAGAACAAGTTCACAAAGCCGCAAATTAAACGAATCAATGACGAACTGCGAAAGCAGATGGAACGACGGATCAAACTCAACATTCTGCGAGCTGAAGGGCTCGTGTCGAAATAGGAACAAAACATGAGCGGACTTTTGAGACGTCGTCGCGTATTCGCTGCTAAGGTCGAAGCAACCGTTGGCACTGCGGAATCATTGACATCAGCCGAAGCCGCATTCAACGCGGAAGATTTTACCATTCAGCCGAATGTCGCTGTCACCCGACGACAGGGGCAAGGTGGATTCAATTATCTGCCGGGGATTCCTGAAGGAATGCAGGGCACATGCACGGTTCGTTTTGGGATGTCGTACAACGGAACGACGCTGCCTTCATGGGCATCTGTGCTGTTGCCTGCGTGCGGCTGGGTCGCCACTTCGCTAGTGCTGTCGCCAGTCACTGAACGCCCTGGCGGATCTGGAGGCGTCAAGACGATCACAATTGGTGAATACAAAGACGGCAAGTTATCGATTCTGTCCGGTGCGATGGGTACATGGAAGATTATCGCGGAAACCGGCAAACAGGCGATGATTGAATTCACGTTCACGGGCAAGTATTCAACTAACGAAACGGACATCGCGATTCTGACCCCGACCTATCCGACCGTGTTGCCGATTCGTGTCGCTAACGGTGCCCTGACATTCAATTCCGTTGCACTGTGTACGGCATCAGTTGAGATCGATTCCGGCAACACGGTGACGATGCGAGAGTGCGTCAATGCGAGTGATCGCAGCGGCTACATTTCCGCGATTGTCACAGATCGGGCTCCGGTCATCACGGCGAATCCCGAATCTGCATTGGTAGCCACACAGGACCGTGACGCTCTTTGGCTGACCAGTTCAGCACAGGCGTTCTCGATGCAGATCGGAGCAACCGGGAATTCCATCACGATCGCAGCTCCGAAGGCTCAGTTAGAAAACAAGCAGCAAGGCGACCGCAACGGAATCATGTCGGACGATTTGACTTGGCTGTGTACTGCGGGCAGTTCCGCAGATACTGAACTCACTATCACTTTTGATTGATTTATATGCCTCGAAGTCTTGACCCTTCATCGAAGCTCACGATGGTTCTCGCCTGCGACGTCGACAAGACTCCGCAGCCGAAGATTTTCGCGAAAACGCCGACTCTCAACCAGCAGCGAAAGTTGGTCGCACTGTTGCAGGGTTTGGGCGGTGGTGACATTGCGGCCAGCATGGACGCACTGCTTGATGCGGCGGCCATGTGTCTTACTGGCTGGGAGAATATCCCCGTCGAATTCAGCCGCGAAACAATTGGCGATGTTTTGACGCTTGATGAGTTGATTGAAGTGTTCACGTTCTTGGCTGCATCAACGGCAGCAACCCCAGACGATAAAAAAAAATCAGAGTCGCAGCCCTCGTGCGATGTGGTGAACTCTGCAAGTCCTGCGTCGGTCGTTGTCGCGACATTGTAACGCCGGAGCAACCTGCAGAAATCGAGTGTCCGGAATGTGGCGGTGAAGGATGCAAGAATTGTAAGGATGGATGGTTTGAGGTTGGTCAATGTCCCATGAAATTCATTGGGCCGGAACTCAACAGTGATATTCAGATTCTGACAGCGAGTGAGCATCATTTGCCAGTGACTGGCGGAATCCTCGATCAGTCGGCGTGGTGGTTCGAGCTGAGAAGCATTCTGCGAAGCGAAGAATACCGAATCGAAAGCGAACGAGACAAGAGGCGGAACCTGTGAGCAACGGCATTGATTTTGTCATCGGCGGAAAGAATCAGGCGCAGCCTGCAATGTCCGCTGTCGAAAAATCGCTTCAGCGTCTTGAGCAAAAAACGGAATCCGTAGGTAAGTCTACGCAACGACTGGCAGCCGTTACCGGAACGCTGACAACCGTCTATGTCGCGGTCAAAGCGGCATTGGCGGCATTGGGTGGTCTGAATCGAATCAACGCGGCCTATGATGCACAAACAGAGTCAGTGAAGAAACTAAACTCCGCTCTGCAGATTCGCGGAGCCGCAGATGCGACGTCAAAAATGCAGGATGTCGCCAAGTCCATCGAGAAGATGACCGGCGTATCCGACAATGCAGCCCTTGCGTTAATGCAGCAAGCGTCGGGAATGGGATTCGCTACGGGCAAGATGGACGATGCAGCCAAGGCCGCCATTGGGCTCGGTGCGGCGATGGGAAAAGACGCGGCGTCTGCTATGGGCGATCTGAAATCAGCCCTTGAAGGCAACTTTGACGCATTTGCGGCGGTCAATCCGCAGATCATGTACATGCGGACGAATCAGGAACGACTTGCGGCCGTTATGGCAATCGCCAATCAGGGACTGGCACAGCAAGCGGCGGACATGACGACGGTCGCGGGTTCAGGTCGTCGCGCTGACTCTGCAATGTCAACGCTGATGGAATCAATCGGGAAAATCATTGCCCCAATTCGCGTGCTGATCAATGCAGGGCTGCAGCAGTTGGCGACGTCCTTTGACGCGTTGCTCGTGCCTGCCGTTGAATACGCAACGAAGATTCTTGAGAACATCGGGCCGATCATGGACTACGTGAAAGAAAAGGTCGTCCAAGCCATCAATGTGATCGTCGGTGCGTTCACCTTCATGGAGGTGATTGTCACGAATCTGGGCAGCGTTTGGGAGATTGCAAAAGCGGCGACTGAACTGGCAATGATTACTATTTCAGAAGTGATCATGCACGCATTCACGCAGACCATTCCGGCTTATGTCGTGTGGTTCGGTGAAAACTTCATCAACCTGATACGCGACGCATTTAACGGCGTGATTACGATCATTACAAACGCCGGGCGAATTATTGGCGAAACGGTTTACCAAATCTTTGCGTTCATCGCCTCGGGTGGTGAAGGCGGCATTGAAGGACTGATGAAAGGGCTTGGAGAGGCGGCAAGCATTAGCCTGCTTGATGGCTTTCAATCGCAACTGACATCACTTCCGGAGATTGCAGCCCGACAGTTGACGGAGCGCGAAAAGGATCTTGCTGAAAAGATTGGGGCAGTTGGCGGGCGTCTCGGTGAAGAGTTTTCAAACAAAATGCGTGACAGAATGCTGGGCGTCGGCTCAACACTGTCCACTGAAGTGCAAAACGCGGCAAGCAGCATCGATTTGAAGATGAGGCCGTCAGTGTTGACTCAAGGAACTGCAGTCACAGAGGGGCGATTGCTCACACGCGGACCCGGAATGCGGCTACCCGATCAGATGCAGGAAATCATTCGACTGCTTAAAGATCCGCCACCACCGAAACCGCCACGGGCAAAAATTCTAGTGCAACTCGATCGAGATCAAATGAAAGTTTGGGACGACGTACGTCAGAACACTGCCAACACAATGCAGATGGAGGCAATTGTCTAATGGCCGTCATCGACGCAACGAAAATGTGGTCCCGCGAAGGCGGAAGCAGCACATCAGAAAAGTACGACAATTTCGCGACGACGTACAGCCATTCCGAGGCGTATTTCGTCACACACGCCGTGGACGATAATGCCGAAACGATCAAGGAAACCGCGTTGCTTCCGGCGTACGGATCACGGCACGTTTCGGGTGTCGATTCGTTCCTCAAGGTTAAAACCGTCGAAAATGTTGGCCCAATATCGTCAATCGTAAGTCTGCAGTATGAGGGCAAACGATTTGACGCGACAGTTGACATCGAATGGTCGGACTCGACATCGACAGAACCAATCGACCGTGATTACAACGGGGTTGCCATCGTCACTGCAAATTATGAGCAGGTTGAGGGGCTGACGATGGAAATCTCAGACCCAGTCGCCGTGATTCGTCGCAAGTTCTTTACGTTTAACGCCTACGCATTAGCGGCGTATCGTCATGCGACGAACTCAGACACGTTTCTGGGATGGCCACCCGGCACGGCACGCATCGTCGGCTATTCCGCCAAGAATCAATTTAAGTACGGTTTGCCATTGGAGCAATGGGACGTGACCGCACGCATTCAGTTCCGCTTACCGCTGATGGGGGCGACATCAGCT